TTTATATTTGTTCAGTACTCTGATCTAAAATGCAAGATCCGATTGCTAAAAGATTCTTTAATCTAGCTGGTAGAAACCTAACTTCTCTTTCACTTCTTGGTTTTAGAAACAAATCTGAATTTTTTCTAATGATTTCTACACATTTCGCCATTGGATCAGACTTATCTCTATCTACCATCATTCGAATCGCTGGGTGGATAGCTATAAAAGGAAATAATTTCTTTTCAACTTCGATAAATGAGCCTAAGTCAGTCTTTGAAAATACTTCCTTTGGTCTAATCAACCTTGCATTTTTAGACTGACTATACTCTATGCAACTAAGAAATGAGGAAATTATGGTGTTCTCTTTCCTTCCTGAGTGCATGAATGTCACAGTCCGATCATTGTCTGATTCTGTCATCAGTAATCCTAACATGGTCATGTGAACATTTCCTTCAACACCTAGGCTTTTTATGTACTCAACAGATTCTTTATACGATGGTTTTAGCCACTGATAGATCTTTTGATACTCTGTAAATGCTAACTTGTTTAATTGCTCTTCGTAACCGTTGTTCATTGAAAACCATATATACTTTGCTGACGATTGTAATGATATGTCAGTTTCACTTCTTGTTTTAGGGAATCTTATTTTAACTGGGACTTTTCTTCTTCTGCCTATTGGTAACAAATTATCTGAGTATAGACTAGTCATTTCAAGCAGCGTTTCTGCATGGGATTCAACTACACTCATAGATTCTCTTTCGCTCATTAAGTTCTTTATCATAAGAAGGTATGCTGGGACGCTCATTTTCCTTCTTATCCATTCACTTGTTCCCTCAACCTTTCTGCTAACTGTCAAACAAGCAGTACTTACTAAGTATGCAGATGCGGAATGCATCGCAGATTCGTCTTCAAAAATAAAAGCTCTTTCTGCTCCTGGTGACTTGGCTTTAAGTAAAATTTTGTTCTTAACTTCTTCTATTGACACTGATTCTCTAAACAAAACCTCAGGTTCTAAATCTAGGTTGCTTATTAGGCGTTCGTAATCTTCTTCCCTTACAGTTCTTTCTAAAAATTCCCTATACTTGTCTGTTTTACCCACAACTAAACTGGACTGTATTAGGAAGCCAGATTTTAGGTCAAATTCTCCTGCTAATAATTCTGTCATTACATAATGAACTTGCCTGCTTTTAGTCTTTATTGAAGTAGTGAATTCTATGTCTTCGTCTATCAGGTCGGTGTCAGTTTCCAGCTTAGTGGTTTTCAAGAAATTGTACAAAGTGGTGTCAAATCCTAGAGTCGGTCCCACTAGCCTAGGTGTAGATATGTATAGCCAAGAAACAGGATGGGGTACTTCAATCATTTTGCTCACCAAACTAGTCCAAGTGAGTTTATTGTGGGCATCCAAACCCAAAATTGTGTAGTGATTCAATGCGCACAAGATTTCTATTATCTTTGTCAAGTTAATTGAGCAACCATTTTCAATACAGGAATTCAGTGAGTTGTGATCTGTTCTTTGTCTCTCTATTGTACTACGAGTTATTTTTGGGCAGACAGCTGCAGTTGTGAATTTGCTAGGAACCGAAAGAACTGTGTTACGGAATGACCATAGAGAGTTGAATTCTTCAACACCATTTTCAACAAACCTAGTACTCTTAGGAATCCCAATCCAAGCACACGCTAATGGGTAAGATCTAGAAAGAATTTCACTAGCTACCAGCAATTTTCCTCTCATTTTTAGAGTTTGTTTATCAGTTGGTTTCTTTAGGATTACAGTCAATAAGCTAGAACCATCGTCTGAAGAGGCTTTTGTTGTGTGAATTATTGTTTTAATAGATGGCATTCCACTTTTTAAGTAAGTTTTTATTATCTTTGACATCATAATTAAATGAGAGGAGTGTAAAACTGTTGATGTGTAATGAAAAATTCCCTGCATAAAATTAGAAACATTTTTAACAAAAATCGATTGATCTCCGTTGTTCAAAGTTCCTCCTTTATTCAAGAATTCTTTTTTTAAGACATTCATCGAATCTGACATTGAGTTAATTTCCTGGTTCTTAACAAACAAAGTCATTAGAGGCTCTGTCATTTCATGCCTTTTTGAGCTGGCCATATTGAATATTACACGTATGACATTAGACAATTCTGGCCAGTCCTTGAAGATTACAGAAAACAAATTACCGAATGCTGGAAAAGTAAAGTTTTGGCACCATGTTTTGCAATCCAAAGAGTCAAACACGCTCATGACGACATCTTCACTACTTTTCATAGATCTTACTTTATTGTAATGGTTTGGAGTTGAGTTTAGCTTGGAAGTACCCTTTGTTAAAAACTCATTTGGACAGCATTCTGCAACAGTTCTTGAAACAGTTTCAACAAACTTCACAACTATTCTAGCAAACATTGTCAATATAAAAATTTCTCTGACTGAGCCGAATTGTGCTTTTTTAAACAGAATGGCAACAACTCCTCCTCGTTTGTTACATTCAGAAACTAAGTCCGAAATTAAATGGAATGGTCTGACATTTACATCTGAGTGCATGGAATTAATAACATCTAAAACACCTTCCACTGCTCTGCATGTTTTCCCATATTTGTATCTGCCTTTATCTGTCATGCATGATTGACTGAATTTTAGGTCAGGGTAAGCCTTCCTAAAATCTTCTTCTGTGCTCTTTATGTTTAAGTGTTTGGATTCTAGACTAGATTTAAAAGTGGCTAATTCCTCATAAGTGACGTTGTTTAGTGATAAGGCTATTCTCTGTTGCAGATCTGAAAAACTCAGTCCCCTTTTCTTCATGTCATCTAGTAAGGCAACCCCACAATTTCTAATATGTGTGCCTGAAAGCCCATGGGGAGGCATATCCAGACTGTCTTCCACTTCAAATCCATTCATGTAATTTTCAGTTAATTTCGGGTCTAATTTCAATTCTTCCTTTGTCAACTTTCTGTAAATTTGCAGATTAGAGGCTATCGGGTCCGATTTTTCTTTATTATGATAAATTCCTCCATATGAAAGTAGAAGTGCCTCTTCATAGTTCTTCAGTGGCTTTCCTGATATGTATGATAAAATACCTTTTAGGAAGTCTTCTGAATAACTGACTTCAGATGAATCTTCATCTTCTTCTTGAATAACATGACCGGTTTTGTTTCTATTTATCGACATTAACATAAAAGACTGAATTATCTTTTTTATTGCGTAACAACAAAATCTACTTCTAATTATGTCTGGTAGTTTCTCTAAAGGTGATAAAAGTGACTCTGGCATAAGCTTTGAAGAATTTGTTTTCATGTAGAAGAATCGTATCTGTTGCAACACTTCAGACACTTGATTATAATTACTCAGATAGACTAACAAATGAAAATAAAATTCTTGCGAAACAGTGGGTCTTTTGTTGAAATTTAGTTCATCACCAAAGACTTCCATGTGAGTGGATAACATGGACACCACTTTGGAGGACATAAAAAGATAGTTTGATATGTCATGTCTGCGAGTCGAGGACATTTCCAGGCACATAAAATCACCTAAATCAACCCAGTCTCTAAAAGCTGATAAACAACCAAAAAGTTTCAAATCTTTTTTGTTAACTAGGACTGTGTAAAACGTGTGTTTGTTTGAACCGGTGTTGTGTATAGCTAGCATTGCTTTGTAGTTGGGAACTTGTGTGACTATAAATTCTGATGATTTGGTAGGCTTCCTATAATTGAGGTTTATTTCTGAAAAGAGAGAACTAATGAATTCACAGCACATGCCCAATTTTGTGTTGAAGAAGTCTCTAACAAATTGGAAAGGCAATGAATTTGACTGGAAACCACCAGCTCTTAATAATGGCTCTATCTTGTCGAACTTTGTGGTGAAAGTGTTAAATTCTAAAAGTTCACTATTTGTTACAAACTCATCCAAATCATCAAACCTGTAATCTTTATCAAGTGAATATCCTTTGCTAGTTAATTCATTTATTTGCTTTCTTTTTTTGGAGAATTTCTTTCCTAAATACCCGGTTTCAGATAGGATTCTCTTTGAATTTTCTGTGATAGTGACTTTAATTCTACTCTTTGCTTTTATATCTTCTCTGTGTTCCCTTGACAATCTTTGAGAAACCTCCTCTTTGACATCTAGGTTTTTCATTTCATAAGTTCCATAAGTGTCAAAGTGGTAGCTAGGAGAGTGATGACTTTTTATGTCGTCCCATAACTCACCCATTGGGTCAGTTGTTTTAATGGTGCCTGAGTAAGAAAACTCGCCGCTATCAACCGCACAAAAGGGAACAGGTAATTTTTTCTTATCGGTCTCTGGTCTTGTGGGAAGAGAATTAACTCTTTTTTCATAATCTTCTTTCAATCCAACTTCATTTAAAATTCTTTGAGCATTATTTCTGTTAGATTCCATTGCTTTTTGTGTGGAAAGAATTGAATTTTTGATTAAATTTTTGTAGTCTTTTGAGTTTTCAACATCCAACTTACCACCAGATGATTCAAGGTGCTTGGACCAACTATTCCAAGTTTCGTGAGATATCTCTAGTTGACTAACAGGATGATTCTCAATTATGTTTGTCATAGAAAATTTAAGTGTTTTTTCCAAATCTGTGTGCATTCTAGAAAGAATAAAACCAGAAGCAGATGCTTCCATTTGAATTTGTCTCCCCACGGAGTACAATTTTGTTATCATGCTAACTTCATCTTCATGTAGGTTAAAATTTGAACACACCTCCATAGGACCGACACCAAGAATCAAGTATTTTATGCCTAGATCTCTACACAAGTGCCCATATTTTACTTTTTTTGTGTCGAAAGCAATAGATGC